GAAAATTCTCGTTTAGAAAGAGTTATTACTAATCTTGAAGATAAAGTAGTGGCTTTAAACGAGGGAGTTGTTCAACTTCAGGAGTCCAACAAGACCCTTGAGGAAGAATTGGGTAGTAATTTCGAGTCCACCGAGAAAGCTATTGTTATTACTGAAAATGTGGATGCACCTGTGGAGGACGACCAACCCAACTATACTAAAGGGAATCCGTTCTTAACTGAAGATGTTATGGCTTTCATGCCTAACACTAAAAACTGATAAGGATTTTTCCTATGATTGATACTGAAATTATGGAACCTGGGGCTGATAGTGCTACAATGGCAAAGTGGGCTCCCGTTCTTGAAGATATTGAGGATTCCTACACTCAGAGAGTGACTGCTCAACTTCTTGAAAACCAAGCTAAAGCTATCATGTCTGAAAGACTTGACGAGGCTCAAACCCAGACTCAAAATCTGGGTACTTTCCAGAAGTTCGCATTCCCTCTTGTTCGTAGAGTTTTCCCTGAATTACTTGCTAATAAGATCTGTGGCGTTCAACCCATGAGCGGCCCTGTCTCACAAATTTTCTACCTTGGTTCTGATAGAACTGATAGTGTACAAACCACAACCCTCTACAGTAAGTACGACCTTACTTGGGGTGGAATGACCACATCTGCTATTGGTGTTCCTGATGGAAACCCTGGGGAGGCTCCTGGGGGTAGTATTGATAATAATACTTTCACCACTGCTGATCTGGATATCACTGGTACTAATGCGGGTCATCCATCTGCTACTTATGGTGGTATGATTGCTGACTTCCCTATGGGACAAAGCAAAACTACATGGGGATTCTCCATGAGTGCTGGTGAACTTCTGACGGGTACTGGCATTCCCGACATGACCTTCCACATCGAGCAACAGCCCGTTGTGGCTCGTACCCGTAAGATGAGAGCCCTTTGGACTCTTGAGGCTTCTCAAGATCTTAAGGCTTATCACAACATGGACCTTGAGCGTGAGCTTACTGAACTTCTTAGTTCTGAGCTTCGTCTTGAGATCGACCGTGAACTCATCGAAGATCTTCGCATGATTGCTTACGATGTTACTGGTCTTCTATCTCCTTTCAACAGAACTAACCTTGATTGGAGCAACAGTAATAACTTTGCTGGTCCTGCCACAATAAACGGGGCTGGGGGAGACTCTGACTTTGGTAACTTCCAAAGTAACTTTACTTCTACTACTAACCCTGCTGGTGGTAGTACGGAGAATGTTTTCCTTATGGACTGGAGTTCTTCTACTTTGAACTTTGCTCCTCGTCATGCTGGAGATGTTTATGCTAACTTACTTGCTTTGATTAACATTGCTTCTCAAAGTATTTACAAGACTACTCATCGTGGTCCTGGTAACTGGATTCTCTGCGCTCCTGTGATTGCATCTCTTCTTGAGTCTTCCGCTAGACTTCAGGGTGGCATTGATAAGTCTGATGGACCTACCAACATGGGTAAGAATGGTATTTCTTATGTAGGTAAGTTCATGGGTCGTTACGACTTGTATGTTGATCCTCTGTATCCTGAGGACGAAATCCTCATGGGTTACAAAGGTTCTAGTCCTATGGACGCTGGTTATGTGTACGCTCCGTACATTCCTCTCCAGGGTCTGCCGAAAGTTGTTGATCCCAACACCTTCCAGCCTAGAAAAGGTCTGATCACTCGTTATGGCAAAGCTGCTATTACGCCTGAGTCTAGATTCTATCGTGTTATTCGCTTTGCTGGTCCTCAGGGCCTGTTTGGTGGTTGGCTTGAGAACGCTGCTAGTGATGTCTAAATAACTACTTAGCTAATTAACATAGAGTGGAGATGAAAAACTCTCCACTCTATTTTTGTATTAGGGCTATATAAAGTAGGAAATGTATACTTATAAAAGCACATGCAGGTTTAAGATGTTGGTTTATTCTGGTCCCGATATACTTGAGATAAGACCTCAACAAGTAATATCGTCTAGTATAAGCATAGAACATCCATATCTAAAATTAATTAATGAAAAAATTAAGGAGCCTATTCCTCCTCTAGCTAAAAGAAAGTATGCAAAGAAGAAAAAACCTAAGGAGACTATAGACGATGGCAACGATAGGTAATCCTATAATGCGAGGTTGGGGAAATTCAGGGGCGAAGGCACCTATATCTGACAATATGTTAGGAAATAAGCCCCTGGGATTAATTGAAACCGATACACTTAATAAAACTACTGATCAAAATGCTGTAGAATTTAATGATTTTGAAGAAACCGTTAATAGTTTTGTATTAGCTAGAATGGGTCATCCCATCGTAAGAGTTGAGCTTACCCCTTACCAAATTAAAACTTGTATTGATGAGTCCATTACTAAATTAGACTACCATGCCCCATATTGGTCTAATCAAATGGCTGTATTCGATGCGTCTGCTGGTATTAATATGTACAAGCTTCCCTCCTGGGTGATTAAGAATCTTTATAATGTAGTGTACAAGAAGTCTTTACTAAGTATTCAAGCTCAGGCAGGTACGCTGGAATTTGACTTTTTCCTCAAGTATTTCCAGGATAATTATCTTTTTAATAACTTTAGTATAGGTGATTATTATCTTCTGCAATCCACTATGGAGATGACTAGAAAGATACTTGGACAAGATGGAACCTGGGATGTTATAGGTGGGCAGTATCTTCAGCTTTATCCTCCCCCCTCTGTTACCCCAGAGGAAGTTATTATTCAGTATAGATATTTAAATACAGAAACTATGCCTCCTGTATTTCTAAATTGGATCCAAAAATATGCTCTTGCTTGTTCTAAAGTGTTGCTTGGAGAGATTAGGAGTAAGTATGCTGTAATTCCTGGTCCTGCTGGGGGTGCCCAGATGAATGGACAAGCATTAATACAAGAAGGGATGCAAGAAAAAGAACTCCTACAGCAAGAGTTAATAACGGAGCTTGAAGAACCTCCGAAGTTTAGTACTTACTAATGTCTGAAAAATATAGAGTAACCACACCAATGCCACCCCTCCCAGATCTTTTGGGGGGGACAGAGCTTAGTTTATTTGATCAAACCAATAACGATATTAACTTATTTAACTTGGTAGATGATGAGATTATTAGACTTGGTGGATCAGAACTTTATTATTATAAGTTTCGTATGAATGAAGACTATGATCCAACTTATATGGAAACTAGGAATAAAGTTATGGATGTGGATCCTATTCTAGTATATGGTCACTACAATCCTACAGTTCTGGAGGAGACCCTCTCAGAGTTCGGATTAGAGCTTAAAAATGAGCAGATTTTCATCTTTAATAAGTCCTCTATTGAACAAAGACTACATGAGAGACCCAAGGCTGGGGACATCATCCAGCCTCGATTCCAGAACCAAAAATATGAGGTTTATGAGGTTCAGGAGGATAGCTTTGAGCTATATGGGGTTTTCCACATGGCTTGTTCAGCTAGACTCCTTCGTGATACGGAGAGCATACATAACGATGATCTTCCTGAGAGAAGTCCTGATTTAGGGGGGTATATAAACATTGACGAGTAGAGAAGATGTATACACGGGTAAGGAGATACCTGAGGTGTTATTCTCTTTATCAGAGAATATGGGGGAGCCTACTACCCCTGCGGGGAGATCCCCTAATAGTATTTGGAATAGCTTTATTTTAGAAGCTACTAAGAACTCTACATTATCCCCTTTTGTGTACAAAGAAGTTATTAGATCTTTAATAAGTGCCTTTGGCACCCTACATTATCTGGATGGAGAGAATAAGTTAATAAGGGTAAAGGCTACCCATTCTGCTCCTGAAAGAGCAGTAGCTAAAAAATTTCAAGAGAATACTATGATACTTCCTATCCTTACGGTTCATCAGTCAGGAGCTAAGAGTGATGAGGGTAAGAGGAGGTACGATAATATACTAATCCAATCTTCAGTATGGAATGATGACATACAAAGGTCAGAAAGGGTTATATCCAGGGCAGATGTCCCAGTTACTATAACCTATTCTGTTAATTTATGGACAAAGTATATGGAAGATATGGATCAAATATCTCAAAATATACGAGTAAAGTTTAACCCCAGCCTAAAACTAATTACTCCTTTTACAGATAACTTAAAGGTCTTTCTTAAGGATGAGAGTACTAGTAGTACTTTGGTGGATGGGGATAGAGAGGATAGGCTTTTGAGGAAATCTTTTGCAGTGGAGGCTGAACTTTATATACCTAGCCCAAGATTTAAGGTTACCTCTACAGGCAGGATAGAAAAGATAGCGTCTGAGGTATGGGTTTCTTAAAAAAATAATACACTTAAATTTGCTACAGTGGATAAATACAGATAGGAGAATACTTATGAAAGTAATTAAAAATGATTCTTACACAGGGATACACATAATCATCAAAGGTCCTACAGGACCAGTTGGACGGTGGCTTTCCCCCAGAGAATTTATTGCAGTTCCAGACTCTGCTTTGACAAATACCGTTAAAAACTTAGCGAAAAGAAGAGTTTTAAAAATTACTAATGCATAGGGATATAAATAATGGCTAACTTTGTAAGTCCTGGAGTATATGTTGTTGAGAAGGATTTAAGCAATTATCCTACATCGGTGAACCCTTCTGTGGTAGGGGTAGTAGGATTTGCTAACCAAGGTCCTATCAATGATGCTACTTTAATTACTTCTCAAGAAGGGTTAATACAGTCCTTTGGTAGTCCTACAGAACAACTCACTGGTCAGGGTTTAGAAGGGTCTCTAGAGATTTTAGAGGCTACTAACTCTATGTACTTTGTGAGGGCTGCTGATACCGCTGCTGCTGATGCGTCTTCGTATGTGACTCTTGGCTCTTGCCCTTCTTTTATGGTTAGTGCTTATGGGGTTGAGGGTGATGGCACTCAACCCTCCCACATAGGTATGACCCTTGATGCTGGTATGTCTTCTGTTAGTTCTCTTTACTTGGATGTTCAAATAGCAGTTGATGGAGTTAATGTATTTAATACCCCTAAACAGTTTGATATTCCTGTTGGAACGGTTGCGTCTGGTGGTGGTGGAAACAAAGCAGCTTACGCACTTAAGAAAATAATCGGTGGATCCTTAGATGGTGCTGCGGCTGGAGCTTATTATGATGGTACTGACTTGTCTTCTACTTGGGTGACAGCAGGGTATTCTGGTTCTGGAGTTATTCTTACAGCGTCAGCGTTTAGTGGGTCAGGTAGAACAATGGCTGATGGGTGGCCTGTACTGGGAGGTGTTGATTCATACGGAGCAACCTCTGGTCTTGCTGCGTCCTCTATCACTTCATATGGAATATCCTTAGAAACTACTGGAGCTAATGGAGCTTCCTACAGTGTCCAAAGTTTATATCCAGGAATTGGGTACAATGAAGGTACTAAATCTGACGGTTCTACTAGTGGGTATTCTGCTCAAGTCCTAAGGACTGGAGGAGAAAATGTTAATCTTCAGATTAACAGAGAGGGTAATGTTGCTGAATCTTATAAAATTTCTCTATTAGCTTCTGGCAATTTTGCAGAGAACATGATTAATACAGGAGCTACTGATCTTAAATCACAATATGTAAAGGCTTACTTTGCTGCCGCTGATCTAGACGCTACCGTTACTGAACTAACTACCTTCCAATCTCAACTTGCTTCTTTTGTTGCTGGAACTTTTCATGGGCAAGACGCTAATAGTGTAGCCCAAACAAGCATAAATGCTAGATTTATTAAACCAGTCCAAGGTACTTATTCCTTAGCTGGGGGTACTGCTGGGGCTGAAACTGATTCTATTCTTATTGGGGCAGTTGCGACTAAAACTGGTCTTTATGCTCTTGACGATGACACTTTAAATATCTCTATGGGGATTATCCCAGGTGTTGCATCGGAAACAGTTCAAAATGCGTTAATAACTTTGGCTGAATCTTCACAAAACTTCTTGGCTGTGGTGGCTCCTCCTTATGGGTTAGCTACTGTTCAACAAGCTATTGATTGGTCTAATGGGCAATCAAGTGAGAGGACTGCGGCTATAGCGAGTAACTACGCTGCTGTTTACTGGCCCTGGGTGCAGACATACGATAATTTTGCAGCTAAAGATCGTTGGTATGACCCTGCTATCTATGCTGTAAGACAAATGGCTTACACCGATGAGGTTGGGGATCCTTGGTTCGCTCCTGCTGGTGTTGTGCGTGGATCTCTTACTAAGCCAACTGATGTGGAAGTGAGTGTTAACCAGGG